TCTTCAGATCGAACAAGGTCTGAAAACTGAAATGACCGAATCATTCCTCCAAGGAATGAGAGGACTTTTTGAAGAACATTATGTAACAATCCCTGAAGATAGATACGATGTAGTTGAGAGCATGGTAGAAAAACTTGACGAAATGGAGACAAAACTCAACGAGCAGATCGAAAAGAATATTCATCTCAACCAAAGGCTCGCAGAGTCGGTTGCTGATGGTATCCTTGCTGATGTCGCTGAGGGTCTGACGACTACTCAGAAAGACAAGCTCGCTTCACTTGCCGAAGGTGTTGAGTTTGAGAGTGAAGAATCTTATAAGGAGAAGTTAGCGACTCTGAAAGAGTCATATTTCAAGGCTACTCCAAAGAGAAGTGAGTCGGAAGTCCTGACTGAAGCCGCTGATACGCAAGTTTATAACGACGCAATGTCAGCATACCTCCAGGTACTGTCCAAGTCAGTTCAGAAGTGAACTTAACATTATAATCTAAAACACACACTTACAAAGGTAAACGCAAATGTTCCAAGCCGAGCATCTGCAGGAGAAGTGGGCACCCCTCCTTAACCACGAGGGTCTTGATCCTATCAAGGATTCCCATCGTAGAGCGGTAACCGCTGTCCTGCTGGAAAACCAAGAAAGATTCCTGAGAGAAGAGAAGTCCTTCCTCTCCGAAGCCCCAACAATGTCAGTCGGTAACGGTGGTTACACCGGCGCCGCCACTGCTTCTGGCCCTGTTGCTGGTTTCGACCCCGTTCTGATCTCCCTGATCAGACGTTCAATGCCTAACCTGGTCGCTTATGACCTGGCTGGCGTACAACCAATGAATGCCCCTACTGGACTCATCTTTGCGATGCGTTCACGTTATGTTGATGGCACCAACGCCGACCGTAGATTGGGTACTGAAGCTCTGTTCAACGAGCCAGATTCCGCCTTCTCTGGTCAGTCATCTGCCTTCAACAACACCAACGGTTTCGTAGATGGCGCCACTGGTCTGGGTACTACCGCTCAAAGCGGCACCAACCCAGGTCTGCTCAACCCTTCAACCAGCGCTACCCAGGTTTCCTACGATGTAGGCCAGGGTATGAGAACCGACGACGCTGAGAACCTCGGTTCGACCGCTGCTCAGCAGTTCAACGAAATGGCTTTCTCGATCGAGAAAGTTACCGTAACTGCTAAGTCACGCGCCCTGAAGGCTGAGTACTCACTGGAACTCGCCCAAGACCTTAAGGCTATCCACGGTCTGAACGCTGAAGCTGAACTGGCTAACATTCTCTCCACTGAGATCCTCGCTGAGATCAACAGAGAAGTTATCCGTACCATCTACAAGGTTGCTGAAACCGGTGCTCAAGTGAACACCGCTCAAGCTGGTACTTTCAACCTCGACGTTGACTCCAACGGTCGTTGGTCGGTTGAAAAGTTCAAGGGTCTGCTGTTCCAAATCGAGCGCGACGCTAACGCTATCGCCCAGAGAACTCGTAGAGGAAAGGGCAACATCATCCTGTGTTCTGCTGACGTTGCTTCAGCTCTGACCATGGCTGGTGTTCTGGATTACACCCCCGCCCTCAACGCTAACCTGAACGTAGACGATACCGGCAACACCTTCGCTGGTGTTATCAACGGTAAGTATCGTGTCTACATCGATCCTTATGCCGCCAACAGTGCTGCCACCCAGTACTACGTAATCGGTTATAAGGGCACCTCGCCTTATGACGCTGGTCTGTTCTATTGCCCATATGTACCTCTGCAGATGGTACGTGCCGTTGGCGAAGACACCTTCCAGCCCAAGATTGGCTTCAAGACCAGATATGGTATGGTCGAGAACCCATTCTCACAAGGCACCACTCAGGGCAACGGTACTCTGACCGTTAACTCCAACCGTTACTACAGAAGAGTTTCCGTAACCAACCTGATGTGATATAATATTCCTTGTGTGAAGGAAGTGCGAGAGGGGTCGAAAGACCCCTCTTTTTTTATCTAAATACTTCAAAAACACATAATGTCTATTTCACCATTTGCGAAGCAAATATCCAATAGGAACTATATGTCTCCTGTTGGGTTTAAGTTTATTCTTTCAAAAGCTCCAAAGGTTGATTTTCTCTGTCAAGCCGCAAACATTCCTGCGATCAGTATGGGAACTGCGGTACAACCAACCTATTTGAAAGATATTTCAGTACCAGGAGATAAGGTTCTGTATGATGACTTAACGCTTCGTTTCTTGATTGATGAAGAGATGGAGAATTATCTAGCCATCTACAAATGGATTACTGGTCTTGGATATCCAGAATCGATTGAACAGTATCGTAATCTGAAAAGAGATGATCCATATTCAGAAGTTAAAAATATTGAATTAACTGATCCAAGATATTTTGAGTTTTCTGATGCAACGTTACAGATTCTCAACAGTAACTTTCAACCAAACATTCTAATCAAGTTCAAAGATATTTTTCCAACATCTCTCTCTACGTTGGAGTTTGATGTTTCAGAAAGAGATTATGCATACTTCACGGCACAAGTTTCTTTCAAATATACACTCTTTGAAATCACCGATAGGAATGGTGTTAGAATAGACAATAAACCTACACTTGGCGATCCTAGATGACCCTGACTCTTGAATTGATTCAGTCGATGTGGGAAGACGATTCCAAAATCGACATAGATAGTATGCATGAAGAGGCAATTAAAGTACCACAACTTCACGCAAAATATCATGACATGATGAACAACTTAATACTGTTACGAGCGAAAGCAAAACAATTACAACGAAACATTCGACACGATAGGTACGAATATTTTTCAGGAAAGTCCGATCCAGACGTTTATATCGAGAACCCATTTCCGAAAAAGATCCGTGATAAAGATACAATGCAAAAGTATCTTGATGCAGATGAAAAACTTTCAGAAGCATCAATGAAGATTGAGTATTACGATGTAATGATCAATTATCTTGATAGTATCTTGAAACAGATCTCCAATAGAACGTACCAGATTAAGAACTCTATTGAGTGGCATAAGTTTCAAGCAGGTTATTCATGACGCATCTGGTTATCAAGAAGAAAAACGAAGTTTATCTTACTGTACAAGCCGAACCACACGTTTATCACGAACTTTCAGATCATTTTACATTCGATGTGCCTGGGGCAAAGTTTATGCCCCAGTATCGTAATAAATGGTGGGATGGAAAGATACGTCTTTTTGATACCAGAAAAAATGAACTCTATGTTGGGCTTGTAGATAAAGTTTTATCCTTTTGCAACAGACAAGGATATACCTACGAGTTTGAAGGAAATAAGTTTTACGGTCTTCCCCTTGAAGAGAACGATATGGTATCGCCAGAAGGGGTTGCCGACTACATGAAACACATCTCGGTACACAAACCACGCGGCTACCAAATAAAGGGTGTACACGACGCCCTGAAGAGTAATCGTAAGTTATTAATCTCACCGACAGCTTCTGGTAAATCGTTAATGATTTATTCAATTGTGAGATACTTTGTCGATAAAGGTATGGACATTTTGTTGGTGGTGCCGACCACTTCTTTGGTGGAACAAATGTTCAAGGACTTTCAAGATTATGGTTGGGATGCAGAAAGTTATTGTCACAAGATTTATTCTGGTCGTGAGAAGATTACAAATCAACCAGTTGTGATTACAACTTGGCAATCAATTTACAAATTAGAGAAATCATTCTTTGAACGATTCAATGTTGTGATTGGTGACGAAGCGCATTTGTTCAAGTCAAAGTCACTGGTCAGTATCATGACTAAACTTCTTGACTGTAAATATCGGTTTGGTTTTACAGGTACATTAGACGGTACACAAACACACAAGTGGGTTTTAGAAGGTTTGTTTGGCCCATCCTACAAGATCATCAGCACTGATGAACTGATGTCAAAGGGTTATCTATCCAAGTTGAACATCAAGATTCTAACACTGAAACATTCACCCAGAAAGTTTGACAGTTATGAAGATGAGATTCAATATTTGATCAATCACGAACAAAGAAATAACTTCATCAAGAATTTAGCCTTAGATCAGAAAGGAAATACTTTGATACTTTATAGCCGTGTTGAAACTCATGGGCAACCTTTGTATGAATTAATAAATACATTCAAAGACGAAGATCGTAAATGTTTCTTCGTTCATGGTGGTGTTGATACGGAAGATAGAGAAGAAGTTCGAGCTATTACTGAAAAAGAAGACAATGCAATTATCATTGCTTCGTATGGAACCTTCTCTACAGGTATCAACATTCGCAATCTTCACAACGTAATCTTTGCATCACCTAGTAAGTCAAGAATCCGAAACTTACAAAGTATTGGTCGTGTTCTCCGTAAAGGAGATAATAAAGTCAAGGCTACACTGTTTGATATCGCAGATGATATCACTTATAACTCTTCAAAGAATTATACTCTCATACATTTAATGGAAAGAGTGAAAATTTATAACGAAGAAAACTTTAACTATGAAATACATACTATTCCGTTAAAACAATGTCCGATGATTTCCTAGCAGTTATTAAACTGATATCAGGAGAAGAGATTGTCTCCAAGGTTTCATATCTTGATGATGAAGATAAACTTCTGATTGAATGCCCAGCAATGATGAACTGTGCAACTAAAGCCTTTGGTGTCAATATTGTCAAAATAGAACCTTGGATCAAAAGTTGTAAAGAGACCATATATATACTGGATATGAACAAAGTGGTCACTATCAGTGAGGTCTTTGATAAAGACGTTACAAAAATGTACACTAAGTTCGTGATGGCTTATTACTACGATACTGAACCATCTCGTACTAACAACATTACCAAAGAGATGGGATATCTTTCTTCAGTAACTGACGCTAGAGCTACTCTAGAGAAGATCTTTAAGAATAGCTAAGTTTTATCTTTTCACCCTTAACAGAGTTATTCTAATGATATTTCAGGGTCTTGTCAAGCCCCGAACATTGGTGTATAATATTGTTATGAATGATAAACAAAACAAATGTCGATTTTGATGCCAAAGACGAGAAGAAGATCCGAACACTACGTCAACAACAAAGAGTTCCTTGCTGCGATTATTGAGTACAAGGAAAAGGTTGCTTTGGCACAAATACGAGGAGAACCAAAACCACGTATTACAAATTATCTCGGAGAGTGTTTCCTTAAGATCGCCACTCATCTATCATATAAGCCTAACTTTGTGAACTATATGTTCAAGGACGATATGATTTGTGATGGTATTGAGAACTGTGTTCAGTACATCAATAATTTCAATCCAGAGAAGTCATCAAATCCATTTGCTTACTTTACTCAAATCATTCATTACGCTTTTCTTCGTCGTATTCAGAAAGAGAAGAAACAACTAGAAATCAAAACCAAAATTCTGGAACGATCTGGTTATGATGAAGTGTTCTCTGATGATGGGATGATGGGTGGATCAAGTTCGGATTATAATAGTATCAAAGATGCTGTTCAAACGAGGATGTATTATCAGTGAAGGTTGCAATTATTACCGATCAACATTTTGGTTGTCGTAAAAACTCTAAACTCTTTCACGATTATTTTCTCAAGTTCTACAACCAAGTTTTCTTTCCAACTTTAGAAGAACAAGGTATCACCACTGTTGTAGATATGGGTGATACTTTTGATAGTCGTAAAGGTATTGACTTCTCTGCTCTTTCTTGGGCAAAGAACCATTACTATGATCGTCTACAAAAAATGGGCGTGACTGTTCACACCATCGTAGGAAATCATACTGCATATTATAAAAACACCAACGACATCAATGCTGTAGATCTTCTGTTACGTGAATATCCCAATGTCAAAGTGTATTCCAAACCAACTGATGTGACATTGGGTAAGACCAAAGTTTTGTTTATCCCTTGGATCAATCAAGAGAATGAATCGCAAACACACAAACTGATCGATAGAACAACCAGTAAGTGTGCAATGGGTCACTTGGAACTGAATGGTTTCCGTGCTCATCGTGGTCACGTAATGGAAGACGGTATGGGTGTAGAACTATTCTCTAAGTTTGAACGTGTATATTCTGGTCATTATCACACTCGTTCAAATGATGGTAAAGTATTCTATCTTGGAAACCCATATGAAATTTACTGGAACGATGTGAATGACACTCGTGGATTTCATATCTTTGATACCGAAACTTTAGAGGTTACACCAGTCAACAATCCATTTCAGATGTTTCATAACATCTACTATGAAGATACTCCGTATCAGATGGTGGATACCACAAAGTATGAACAAAAGATTGTCAAGGTTATTGTTCGTAAGAAAACAGACATCAAACAGTTTGAAAAGTTTATTGACAAACTGTATTCTTCTAACGTTGCTGAACTTAAGGTTGTTGAAAATTTTGTTCTTGTAGAAAACGAAGAATTTGAAGCTGAAGAATCGGAAGACACAATCTCAATCCTGAATAGATATATTCAGGAAGCTGAAGTCGATCTTGACAAATCAGTTATTACAAATATTCTTCAAGAGGTTTACAAGGAAGCGTGCGAGGTTGAGTAATGTTCATTCTCACTGTTAAGGGGTTTGAAGACGACGGTGCATACGCACTGGAAAGCAGTGAGGGTGATAAGATTCTCCTTATGTTTGAAGAGGAGGATGATGCGACTCGATACGCATTGATGTTAGAAGATCAGGATTATCCAGAGATGAACGTAGTTGAGGTAGATGACGATTCTGCCATAAAAGCTTGCGAAATGTTTGATTACGAGTATAATGTTATTACCGCTGACGATATTGTAGTCCCTCCCAAAAATAATGATTTGCTTCAAAAAAATAAAATGGCGTAACTTTCTTTCTACTGGGAACCAATGGACTGAAGTTAAACTGGATGAAACATCCACCACTTTGATCATCGGAACAAATGGTGCGGGTAAGTCAACGATTTTGGATGCATTGACTTTTGTTTTATTCAACAAGCCGTTTCGTAAAATTAACAAACCACAACTTCTAAACTCCACCAACGAAAAGGATTGTCTGGTGGAGATTGAGTTTTCGATTGACTCTACAGAGTGGATGGTTCGTCGTGGAATGAAACCAAACATCTTTGAGATTCATCGCAATGGTCAAGCTTTGGATCAAGCTGCGGATGCAGGAACTCAACAGAAGTGGTTGGAACAAAATGTTCTGAAGATGAACTATAAGTCATTCACGCAGATTGTGATACTTGGTTCATCAACCTTTGTACCGTTTATGCAGTTACCTGCTGCGAGTCGAAGAGAGGTGATTGAAGATCTGTTGGACATTAAGATCTTCTCTGCAATGAACAATATCATCAAAGATAAAATTCGTATTATTCGTGATGATGTACGAACTCTGGAACTGAAGAAGAGCTCTCTGAAAGAAAAAGTTCAGATGCAAGAGAACTTTATTGAAGAACTGGAGAAGAGAGGAAAGGATAGTATCAAAGAGAAAGAAAATAAAATCGATCAACTGATCAAACTTCAAGAAGATTGTTCGACGGATAATGAAACAATCAACTCCAGTATTGAACAGTTGAGTCAGACGATGGAAGGGTTTGCTGGTGCAGCAGATAAACTTAGAAAACTTGGAAACCTTCGTGGTAAGATTTCTAACAAAGTTTCGACCATTACCAAAGAACACAAGTTCTTTACAGAGAATACGGTATGCCCTACCTGTACTCAGACGATAGAAGAAGAATTTCGCTTAAATAGAATTACAGACGCTCAAAATAAGACAAGGGAGTTACAATCAGGGTTCAAAGAGCTCGAGGATGCAATTCAAAAAGAAGAGGAAAGAGAGCGTCAATTCCTTTCACTCTCCAAAGAGGTAACTAAACTAACGAATGAAATTTCTCAAAACAATATTAAGGTCTCTGGATATCAGCGACAGATCAGAGATCTTGAATCAGAAATTCAAACTGTTGCCGCCCAACTTGAAAATAGAAATACTGAACACGAGAAACTAACTCAGTTCAATGAAAACTTAAGAGACACTTATGAAACGTTAGGAGAGAAAAAACAAAGCATCCAGTATCACGACTTCGCATACTCCCTTCTCAAAGATGGTGGTGTAAAAACCAAGATCATCAAAAAGTATCTTCCACTTATTAACCAACAGGTCAATAAGTATCTACAGATGATGGATTTTTACATCAACTTCAAACTTGACGAGGAATTCAACGAAACGGTTCAGTCACCTATTCACGAGGATTTTTCATACGCATCCTTTAGTGAAGGTGAAAAAATGAGAATCGACCTGGCTCTTCTCTTTACTTGGAGAGAAGTTGCCAGGTTTAAAAATTCAGTCAATACTAACCTGTTGATTATGGATGAAGTGTTTGACAGTTCACTTGATGGTTTTGGAACGGAAGAGTTTCTAAAGATCATTCGGTACGTCATCAAGGGTGCAAACATCTTTGTCATCTCCCACAAGGATGGGCTTCAGGACAAATTTGAAAGTGTCATAAGGTTTGAAAAAGTCAAAGGTTTTTCCCGTATGATGTCGTAAGACATCCAAGAACAATGCAAGTTCCAAACTGGCAGAAACATTCTAAGAAAGATCAGAAACGCCGACTGAAACCTCAGGCCCTACGACAGGCCAAGGCTCGACTGGCCCACTTCAAGAAGTGTCACAAGACCTCCCCCAAAAAGGGAGGTTCTTCTGTATCATACGTTCATACGATTCAAATCAAATGACGGTTCGCCACGAAATCAAATCTCAATTGGCTAAACTCCTTGCCACCGAAGATCTGGTGGTAGAACACAAGAAAGTACAGACCGCTTGTTTCAACGTTCACACCCGTGTTCTGACCCTGCCAATGTGGGAGAAGGCCAGTGGTACGGTATATGACCTCCTGGTGGGCCACGAGGTCGGCCACGCCCTTTATACGCCTGATGAGGACTGGTTGAAAGAGTACAAGATTCCTCCTCAGTTTGTGAATGTGGTGGAAGATGCTCGTATCGAGAAACTGATGAAACGTCGGTATCCTGGTCTTGCCAAGACCTTCTACGGTGGTTATAAGGAACTGTCTGATGAAGATTTTTTCCAACTGAATGATGATGATCTGAATACCTATAATTTGGCTGATCGTGCCAATCTTTGGTTCAAGATTGGTAACTTTGTTGATGTGCCTATTGAACGTGGTGAAGAGATGGAAATCATCAATCTCATCGCCGATACTGAAACCTTTGCCGATGTATTGATCGTTGCAGAAAAACTCTACAAATATTGCAAACAGAAACAAGAAAAAGAAGTCAAGATCAATCTTGATTCTCTTGAAGGTCAACAAGGTTCTTCTCAATCTCCTGCTTCTGACTTTTTTGATCAAGAAGAAGGTGAGAACGATCAACCAGAATCTTCTGGTGGTGGCAGTGTAGGTTCAGATGGCTCTGGTGAAAAAGAGGAACAAATCAAAAACTCCAACAATGGTGGTGAAACCAACGAACCTGAAGTCAAGACCGTTGATTCTCTTGAAGAAGCTCTTCAGGATCTGATCGGTGATGATGGTTATGAGAATGTGTACCTTGAACTTCCTCAACTTGATCTGAAAAAAATCATTGTTCCCAACGAACAAATTCATTCTCGTTGTAAAGAATATTGGGATGACTATCTGAAAAATTGTGATTATACTCAAGAACATATTTTTGGTAACGTTGATTCGCAGTTCAATGAATTCAAACGTTCTGCACAGAAAGAAGTCAATTATCTGGTGAAAGAGTTTGAATGTAAAAAAGCTGCAGATTCTTATGCACGTTCTTCAACTGCCCGTACAGGTGTGTTGGACTGTTCTAAACTCCATACTTACAAATACAACGAAGATCTTTTCAAGAAGGTTACCACCATTGCCGATGGTAAGAATCACGGTCTGGTATTTGTTCTGGATTGGTCTGGTTCAATGGATAATGTGATGTTGGATACTGTCAAACAACTGTTCAACCTTGTCTGGTTTTGTAAGAAGGTGAACATTCCGTTTGAGGTTTATGCGTTTACTACTGATTATCCTTTGATTTCTTATGATGAGGAAGGTAAACCTTGTCTTCGTGAACTTTCCTACAAGAAAAAAGATGGTATGGTTCAAGTCGGTGAGTGGTTCTCGATGATGAATCTGTTGACTAGTAAAGTGAACAACAAAACTTTGGAAGAACAGATGAAGAACATCTTCCGACTTGCTTGTTCTTTCCGTTATGCATATCACACTCAATATTCGGCTCCTCCTGGTCTGAGTTTGTCTGGAACTCCTTTGAACGAGGCACTGATTGCTTTGCATCAGATTCTGCCCAAGTTCCAGAAAGAGAACAAACTCCAGAAAGTTCAGTGTGTTGTTCTGACTGATGGAGAAGCTTGTGCAGTCAAGTATCATCGTGAAATTCAACGTCATTGGGAACAAGAACCGTTCATGGGAACTGCTCATATTGGACCTAATGCTTTTATCCGTGATCGTAAAACTGGAAACACTTATGCATGTGGTTTTGAAATGAATGCTCTGACTCACGTTCTTCTTCGTAATCTTCGTGATGTTTTCACTGATATGAACTTCATTGGCATTCGTGTTCTTGAGAATCGTGACGCCAGCCACTTCATTCGTAACTATTGTGGTGTTAGTGCAGAGTGTGTTAAGACAATTACGGCTTGGAGGAAAGACAAATCTTTCTCTCTTAAGAATGCTGGATATCATACTTACTTTGGTATTTCTTCTTCCGCACTTTCAAATGATGTTGAGTTTGATGTTGCAGAAGATGCATCCAAAGCACAGATCAAATCTGCTTTTGTTAAGAGCCTTCGTAGTAAAAAAATGAACAAGAAAGTTCTGAGTGAGTTTATTGAGTTGGTCGTCTGACTAAATACTTAGAAAGTATTGTTAAAAATGGATCATAGAGTTTCTAAAGATATGATTTCCAGTGGGATGTCATACTCTGGTAGTCAGTCAAAAGAAGATCTCGGTAGAACTCAGTATGGTGCTGCTGCGAGACCTGATGCTCTGATGAATGCCTATCAGGCAATGTATCCTCAACAACCTGAGCAACTTGACGAAGGATATAAGGAAATTGATAGAAAAAAAGAAAACAAAATGTATGCTCGTGCAGGAAATCTTGCTCGTACTGCATTATCATCGAAAGGAAAGAAGAAAGAAGAAGCTCAAAAGAAATCTTCAAATATTGTAAGTGCAATCACTAAGCAAAAAGAAAATAAAAGATTTGATGAAATTGGTAAGTCACCAAAACATAATGAAGAGGCTGATCTCTTTGATATCATCAAAGGTCGTCTGATTGATGAAGGTTACTCTGAAGAAGAAGCCATTCGTATTATGGT